ACAACATCTCAACACATTCAATCAGCCGATTTATTTCAACCTTTGAATAATGCGTGGTGATTCTGCCTGCATGATGCCCCAATAAATCCTGTCTATCTTCAAAGCCCACACCCGCAGCTCGTAACCGCATACCAAACGTATGCCGTAAATCATGCACCCTTACCTCTTTTAAGCCTACCGATTCACGTGCCTTTCGCCATGCCTTGTTATTAATCCTGAGTAGTTTTCTACCTTCATAATCAAAAACAAAATCTGACTGATTGCCGCGCCTACTGGCTACGATTGACTGCGCCACTGAGTTCAATGGTACAATTCGCTCGCGTTCATTCTTGGCGCGTTCCTCACTGATAATAAAAACAGTAGTGTCCAAGCCATTTACTTTGCACTCGTCCGACCACTTCATTGCACAAATTTCCTGATCTCGCAGTCCGGTATTAAGTGCAAATAAGGCCATATCAGCAAGGTAAACTGGGAGGGCTTTAAGTAACGCCTCTTGCTCTTGCCAACTTATCGGGCGTGGCTTACGCTTTACGCCCTCAATCGTTGGCAACATAGGCACAGTGTCAAGCCATGCCCTGCCTTGATCATCACGCCATAATCTGGCTGACAACGACAAGACGCGCCTAACAATGGCCATGTCCCGATTAAGAGTTCCGGCACTGATGCCTGATTTTTTCCGGTCTTTGATAAAATCATCTAAAGTACCGGAATGTATTTTCAATAAAGCCACTTCGCCGATATAAGGCATAATGGCTTTAAGGGTCGCAATATCTCTATCTAATGACCTTTTATGTCCATATTCATCAATATAACGGGCAGCGGCTTGGTTAAAAGTACGATCAAGCCGTTCTCCATAAACCTTCTCTTTCCTCCTGTTTTCGATCAGTTGGGCTAAATACCGTTCTGCTTGCTCAAGCTCCGTTTCTCCAGTGCTTTGTCGAACAAGCTGACCGGCGATGACTTTCTCAATGTGCCAGACTTCACCTTTCTTTCTAAGACCTGGGGTTCTTTTTGCCATGATTGAATCTCCTTTGCTGGCTTTCCGTTCGCCTGCTTATGTTGTTCCCACCAGTTATCAAGGTCAAGCCTGTCAAAACTTATTTTGTTGGCAGCCTCGTGAACTTCGATAATGAACGGCCTAACCTTCTCGTTAAAATTGCCCTGACTCATGCCTAGGTAGTGGGCGGATGTTTTTGCGTTTAGCACTCTTTGCTCTATCACACCTCACCCCCCGCAACCATCACCATTGGCGCCAGTGCTTTTTTAAACTTGCCCGATGCAACACCATCAGCGCCACAGGTTGAAAATCCATAATGCTCAGGCACGGATTTTGATGCAATATAATCAGCAGTAGCCCTATTATTAGCTTCAATGATCATGAATGACACAAGAGCGGTGTATTTTGTTTTAGGTGTCATTTATCTCAACTCCAATGCCGTGCGCTTTTTCAATAGCTCTTGCATAGCTCATTATTGCCTCGTCAAAAGTACTTGCTTCCAACCTCTTCCAAATATCACTTATCTCGTCAAAAGTCAGCGGAATTTGGTTACGTGGTGATGGTGCTAAGTAGAGTGGCTTACCGTTTCTTGATATTATTGGATGCTCAACCACATCTTTATCATCAGCATAATAAAGACTATCAAGGTAATCATAAGCCACAGGCTCTGGCTCAGGTTGGGCGAGTAGTTCTATGATTTCATTCTTTAATGTGTGCATCCCGCAAAAATCTAAGTAACCTTGTGAATTTCTTTCTATTATCCTTGCCAGCAACTCTCTTGCTTTACTCATTTATCTTCTCCCGTTCTTTTAGCATTGCATCTGCTTGCTCGTAGGCATTGGAGCTAACATCTTCTACACTCATACCAAACTCACTATCAGATGCTAAAAGCCCCTGCATTGCCAGACCTGCAAACCAGTCTCGTAGATTAAGTTTCGGTTCCTTACTCATAATCCCCTCACAATTTATTTAAAAAATTCTTTCGACTCTGGATTCTAGGCGAGCAATCACCACAATATTTTTGCGATTTATGAACAGTTTCAAATCCGGCATTACATTTCGGGCAGGTCAGTTTTCTAACTCGCGTCATGCCGTGATTAAAAAAGTTTTTCATAAATCCCCCATATCATATTGATAACCGTCCATCACGCACGGCGGCGAAATTGCCAGTTGTTTAAGGTACATATCAAGCAGTAAAAGACTGCTATCCCATGCCTTTACTGCTGGTGTTCGTTCTGCTACTACTGCTGAAATAGTCGCCTTGTGTATGCCGGTATAGGTGGCTATTTCAGCCTGTGTTGTGCCTGATTCGGTTAGTTGGTGAATCATTCCTGCCCAATCTAGTGATTTCATATCTTACCCACCTGATAAATTTTCGACTCTAACCTGGACAATGCCAACACAGCAGGCTTTAATTCACCAGGCATTGTTTTATATTTGTTCCGGTTCATCTGTAGCAGTTCGGCACGGGTAGCCAGTGCCATATTGTTCAAGTTAAAATTATTCACATCGCTGTCCAGAAAAATAACAACCGATCCTTTAGGTATTGCACCGTTTTCCTTCTCCCAAATTACATTATGTTTTGCCATCCACTTGTTAGGTTCAGCTACTTTTATATACCAGTAATCTTTTCTAAAGCATTCCGTTCCAATTGGAACAGCGTTATGTGGCCTGTTACCCGCTACCCATTCGCTTTTTATTGAAACCCGAATACCTTTTTTACCTTTGTTAAAGGGTATGTTTCCTTTTTTAATCATGCCGATATTAATAAGTGGCGGCTTGATTCCTCGTTTACTGCATTGCTGGGCTAATGCAGATGGAGAAATAAGCGCGTTAAACTTCTCATAAAATCTCGCGCTTAATTCCCTCTCTGCATACAATGGTCTATTAGCCCACAACCAATCAATATTTTCAGTTGTGTATTTGTGCGGCATCTTCTATACCCATGAACCGTGGCATTATCTTTGGCATCCGGTTGATTGAACCTTCTGACATCATTATTTGTGCATCCAGGGCAAGTTTCCCGTTGGCAATTATTTGTTGAGCAACGGCGGTTATTGATTTGCCACGATCGATCTCAACAGTCAGTTGTTCGGGCGATAAATCTTCATTGCTTAGTCGCTCAAGCTGCATGAATAAATGGTCGTTTAAATCGGTTTGTTTGTTTTTCATTAGGCTTCCTCCGCTATCAAATCACGCATAGTCGGAATGTCCATGCCCTCAATCCAATCAAGCGTGGTTTCTTCACTTGCGCCAAAATAAAACACCAGGGCAAGCAGTAAATCATCGTCGCTGGGTCGTTGTGTGGCAGGTTTGGTTTGGGCTTCAAATAATGGCAACGGCTTGACTCTATAAGGCGCCAGCACTTCTTCAAATATTGTGTTCATTTAATAGCCACCCTAAAGCCTGCGCTTTCAATACGAACACCGGCACATCCGCCTAATGTTTTAATCAGTGTCTTGTCGATACTGCGCTCAATTTTCTCTTTCCAGAACTCGACAGGGATCAGGCTTTCATCGTCCACCTGCACCGATACCGGAAGCTTGGCAAGCTTGATGGTAATATCACCGGAGGACAGCGCGTTCTTGCCGGTGGTGGTCATCGACGTTTTTAAGTAATCACGCAACCAAGCGGCTTTTTTCTCTAACGCTTGCCGTCTTGCCTTGGCTTTCTTTTCAACCGCTTCAATACCTTCTGCCTGATATTCAATGGTGGCAATGAAGCGGCCAATGTTGAGCATTTTAAAATCAATGGAACCGTCCAGGCCTTCCATTGTGTCGGTGGCGGTTTGGTTGTCAACTTCGTTTTCTGGATCTGTTAAGAAGTCCAGAGCTTGCATGTAACTGGTCGTCAGGTCGTATAAAGTAATATTCATAAATTCCATACCTTACAGGCGTTGGTTTTATTAAAAGTGGCGGGTATGGTCTTGTTATGCTTACCGCACCAGTCCGGTTCATTTGTATAGTGGAAACAGCTTTCACAGCTTATGACGGGCAATTCGGCCTTATTCGGCTTATCCCATATCATGTTAGGTCGTTGCCACAGTTTTAAGCATTGTTCAAACCATGCCCATTCACCGGCCATTTCATCACAGAGCGCTTGGTGGTCATCTTCACCACAATGCGCCCAAACGATAGCCGGTTGATGCTGGTATTGATTACATAGGGCCGTAAAGCGCTTTATGTAATCAAGGGGTGTCATGCCGCTACCTCTAGTTGGCTAAAGTCGTAATCAAGTATCTTGGCAAACTTGCCGCGAGTGTCCAGGAGTAGACGGGATGGTTTTTTTAGGGAATCAAAAAAATCTTCTGCTCCGAGGGTAGTCAGCCCACCGCTGTTTACATGCGTTTCAAACTTGTTTCCGGTAAAGTTAGAACCCGTAAATGTAATTCCACTTCTATGCCAACAACCAAAAGACCTATCATTTAGCCACCTAACAGCCATCTCTTTGGCAAACCCCATCGGATGAAACACGCACACAAACTCACTGGCCACCCGAATAGGAAACAAACCGTCATCATCCCAATAGTCAACCCGCATAGTGTCCAGCTTGCCGTCTTTGCCCGGATTTCTGGCATACGTTACCCGACTGATAGAGCGCCACTCGGGTTCATAGTCTTTGCTCAAGATAGCCTCACGGCTGGCGGTCTTTTCAACCTTAAAAGCAGGTGGCGGGAACTCATAACCACAATCAGGACATTCGCGTTTTGCTGCATGGACGATGCTTTCACATTCAGGGCAGGACTTGACCGGCGCTTCCCCGTCATCGCCTTTGGTCTTTTTCTCCCTGATGGTAATGGCATCAATGGGGCCATGCCGGTTGATGTTGCCTGCATAATCCAATACCAGGCAGTCATACTTGGCAGGCGCAAGGCGCATTCCACGCCCGCCCATTTGCACATAAAGCCCCGGTGATTGAGTCGGTCTTAACATGATTAAAAAATCAATGTTGGGAACGTCAACCCCTGTCGTTAAGCAATTCACGTTAGCCAAACAGCGTATTTCCCCTTTTCTCAGTGCTTCCAGTAAGCGGTCACGTTCAGCCCGTTTAGTCTGGCCTGAGATAACCGCGCAACTGATACCCAATTCATTCAGGTAAGCGCTCACATGATTGGCATGTTCCACCGTAATGCAAAACACCAAGCCGGTTTTACGGTCGCCTATTTTGGGCAGGGCATCCAGTAGGGCGCTTTCTGTCAACGGGTCAACCACGGCCATCAATTCACTGTCGATAAATTCCCCGCCGCGCTTTTTTACGTGGCTGGTATCAATAATAAAACTGACTTTCTTGGTAGTTAAGGGCGATAAATAACCCCGATCAAGCAACTCGTTAATGCTCACTTCGTGGGCTATACCGGTAAACAAAGCGCCTGCGCCCTTATGTAGATACCCGCTATCCAAACGGTAAGGCGTGGCAGTTAAGCCGATGACCGGCACTTTTCCGCAGAGTTTATTCATTTCATTGATAAACTCCCTATACATACCAGCGCTACCTTTGGGGATTAAATGACATTCATCAATTATAATGAGCGAGAAGTCTCCCAACTTGTGCGCCTTGTTATGAACCGATTGAATGCCACAAAACAAAACCTTGTTGTTGGTCTGCTTCTTTCCCAAGGAAGCTGAATAAATGCCCGGATCACAGTCCGGATAGGTGGCTTTTAATTTCTCAAAGTTTTGCGTGAGCAATTCTTTTTGGTGTGCCAGGATAAGGACACGACGACCACCGAAGCGCTCGATCATGTCTTTAACCAGGGCCGATATAACCAGACTCTTTCCCGCTCCCGTTGGCAATACTACCAACGGGTTACAGGTGGTGTTATCGGCTTTGCGTGCCCTGAAATAATCCCAGATAGGTTCTGGTTCTTGGTAATCTCTAAGCTTGTACATACTCAACCTCGAAGGGTTTGCTATCAGGAATATAAAACCTGTATTCCCATGATTAAGCCTCCCTAGATGCTGCAACTCTGCCAGCAATCCAAGCATCAACTTCAATTTCAAGAAAGCCAATAGCGCGGGTAGATAATTTAATCGGTTGTGGGAATTTTGAATCTTATTTCATTAGCCGGTAAATAGTTGTTCTACTTAAGCCGGATTTTTGAATAAATGCGGGTAATCGGATTATTTTGTTAGCACACATTTCAAAAGCCTTTTTTAATTTCTTTAACAGCAAGGTAATCTCTAAGTTGGTACATAATCAGAAGGGCATATC